GAGTTGTTGCTGGTGCTTATGATCGGCATGGGGCGGATAGAGTTGTAGCTGAACAGAACTACGGTGGCGCTATGGTTGAGTTTGTCGTTAAACAGGCCAACCCGAATATCTCTTACAAGTCAGTTAGCGCGTCAAGAGGTAAGACGGTTAGAGCCGAGCCGATTAGCGCATTGCACGAGAATGGTAAGATCAAGTTTATAGGTGATTTCCCTGATTTAGAGGATGAGTTAATTGCTTGCACTACAACGGGTTATACCGGCGCAAGGTCTCCCAATAGACTCGATTGGTTTGTTTGGGCTTGTACTGAGTTATTCCCAGGTATCGCTAAACCTAAAGTTAATAACGTAATTGAACACCAGCCACGCGCGAGAGGTTATTTCTAGTGACTGATTTAGACGAATGTAAACAGGATGTATATAAAGATTGGAGTGCGCAGGAGGAGCAAAGCCTGCAAGCTAATATCGATATGAGGTTTATAACAACGCCTGGGGGCATGTGGGAGGACTTTCTAACTGAATCATACGGTGAAGGCCGGGCAAGAATGGAGTTTGATTTAACCTCTGATTGGGTTTATCGATACTATGGGCAGTGGGTAAAGAACCGGGTTCAGGTTAACTTTGAATCAGATGATGACTCAACAAGTGACGATGACGCAGATATGTTGTCTGGTGTTTATCGTGGTGACTTTCGAGAAGGATCAGGTAAAGAGGCGCAAGATACAGCGGTTCGAGAGGCTGTTATAACCGGCTTCGGTGCTTACAAGATTACCGAAGAGTATGTAGATGAAGAAGACCCGGAGAACGAGCAGCAAAAAATAATCTGGCAACCTATTAACAACGCATTCAATACAGTTAAGTTTGATCACAACGCTAAACGTGCTGATAAAGTTGACGCTTCACGTGTCAATGTTCTCACTGCATATACTCACGACGCATTTGAACGAGAGTTCCCAGGATTCGATGCTACGAGTGCGCATACACCAGTCACTCGCGGTGAGTTTGCATGGTCTACCCCAGACCAGATTTATATCGCTGAGAGATACGAGGTTGTCTTTAAAAAACAGAAAATGTCCGTTTGGCAGAATGTAAGTGGGAATTTAATCAGGGCGTATCCTGTTGAAGAAATTGAAGATATCCGAGAAGAGCTGATAGCATTTGGATGGGAGCATGTGAGAGACCGATCTATACAGAAAAGGGGTGTTGAGAAATCTGTGTTTAACGGTTCAGAGTTTATAGAGCAAGGAACACGTATTGCGGGTAAATGGTTACCTATCGTCCCTATTTACGCTTATCGAACATTTGTCGATGGGCTGGAATATTATTGGGGATTAGTCCGAAAGCTCAAGGACGGTAATAGAACGATTAATATGGCTATTTCTCGAATGGCAGAAGACTCAGCGGCCAGTGGTGGCGGTGTTCCAATTTTCACAGAGCAGCAAGTCAGGGGCCGTATGGGTGATTTGGCCGATATGACTAACAAGAATTATGCTGTGCTGAATGATATTGTTGATGTGAATGGCAATCCTATTCATGCGGGCGCTGTTGGTAGCTTCCCTGCCCGTCAAGTTGATCCGAATGGCATGGCATCGGTTCAAGTGGTTAGTCAGTACATGCAGCAGAAAACAGGCGGCGCTTCACAAGACACGTTTGATCCTAATGTTTCTGGTGTGGCTGTTGAGGCATTAGTAAAAGAGGGCAATCTATCCACGGTTGTTATTGGTGATAATATTTTACTCTCGGTCGAGCAAGATGGTCGTATCTATGAAAGTAAACTAACCGAGCTTTACACCCGCCCAATGATAAAGCGTTCTATTGGTGAAGATGGTACGAGTAAGACTGTTAAATTAAACCAACGAACTATAATACCCGGTGAGACCGAGGCCGTTGATTTAAGTAATTTATCTAAAGGTAGATTTGCTGTCCATGTTAACCCTGGCTCACAATACGACACACAGAGGGAGGCTACGGTTGTTTCTATACAGAAAGTGCTTGAGTCTATTGCTAGTGTTCCTGATGCGTCTATCGCAGCCGACTATATACCTACCTTAATTGATGCGTGGGTGCAGAACATCGAAGGGCCGGGCCTACAACCATTAAAGGATAAAGGGCGCAAACGTCAAATAATGTCTGGTGATATTCAACCCGAGACTGATGATGAAAAAGCAATGTTCCAGCAGATGCAGCAAGAAGCTCAGAACCAGCAAAATCCACAGGATGAGTTAATGCGGGCAACGGCTGAACGTGAATTAGCCGAAGGTCGAAACTTTGACGCTAACTCACAAGCCAAGCAAGCAACTAGCATGAAAGACATGGCAACAGCGGAGAAAACTAAGGCTGAGACTGCCGAGATTGTCATCGATATCAATGAGAAGGTCAAAGAGGGCGCGGCTAAAACCTTCAATCGATTTGCTGAAAATGCACAAGTTGCACAACCTAAACGGTACAAGTATAACGCTCAAACTGGCGGATTAGATGGATGAGGTAGAGCTACCTGATGGGAGTATTATAGAATTCCCTGATGGGTCAAGCCCAGGATTGATATCGACTATTATTCGTCGAAACTCAGTACCAGGTATGGCTTTATATCAAAGTATAAACCACAGTCAGATGACGCATAAACCGGAAGATTCGTTCTTTCAGTCTACCAATCCACAACAGGCGTTCGATAATACGAGTGAATCATTTGCTAGCGGTATATTTAACTCAATTCCTAACCTGTCAGGAATGGTTCATTCATTGGGCGAGTTCTCTACCGGTACAAGACAGCTTGATACGATTACGCCAGCGATAAGCAAAGCTATTGGTGCAGACTATCTTAATTCAGAGTTTACGCCTGAAAGCGGATATCAGAAAATAGTTGCTGGTGTCGGTGAAGCTGTTGCAGATCCTACGGCTTTAATCGGCGCGCCCTATGCTGCTGCTAAGTACGGTAGCAAGTTTATGAAAGGCGCTCTTGACGATGTTCTACGTGGTGGTAATCAACGCGGAGCAGTAGGACTATCGAGAAACGGTGAAGATGTAGCTCAGTCACTCCCAATGGACGAAGCTAGCCGCATGGGTAGGGAGGTAGATTATAAAGGCCAACATTCAGCGCCTGAAGCAATGGGTGCTAACTCGTTAGATAATATGTCAGATATATTCCCTGATGATATTTATACCCACGGCTCACAGTATTATGGGACTGGCGATAATTTATCTGATAATCAATCTCTCGCTGTAATTAATCGCATGAGGGGCAACCCTAATGGGCGAGTCACTATCTATAGAGCTGTACCACATGAAAAAGGACTACAAGAGCAGGTTGATGAATTAGTAGCAGCAAAAAACAACTATTTAAAAAGAGACAATATTCCTAAAGGAATGGAAAATGGGTTAACTGGATCAGATTGGTATAATGATGCGTGGGATAGAATAGCTGCATTACAAGCTAGAATAGACGATGGAGAAAATTCGGTTAGTGATGTTATTAGTATTAACCCTAATGATTGGGTGACATTAAGTCGTAAATATGCGCAACAGCATGGAGATTCAGCATTACAAGGGAAATATAAAATAATATCTAAAAAAGTAAAGGCTAGTGAATTACATACTGATGGAAATTCTATTAACGAATTTGGGTGGAGCGGAGTTAAAAAGAACAGCGCAAATCTGCTAGCCGGTGGTGCTGCTGGGCGGTAGGTTTGAACGCTCTACAAGAAGAATGAATTTATATATAATTATGTTAGAATATGCTAATACACTAATTCAATCCTGTCAGGCATGGCAGAAAGAATACGTTACCGGACGTTTTCCGATGAGAATCAAGTTGATTCTAATAACTCCGACCATGAGATAAAACATGAGTGAAGCACAGGCGATAGAACTCGAACCAGTTATTGACGTTCAGGAAGTTGAAGAAAGCGAAGCGCTGGAAACATCTGAAGGAATTGAGATACCTGTCGAGATTGGTGACGAGCCATCACTAAAGAAAGTAAGCAGGTTTGAAACGCGCTTACGCAATAAGAATAACCAGATCAACGAAGCTCAAACGGCTACTGAACAGGTTCAGCGAGAACTTGAAGCCACTCGAGAAGAGTTGAAGCTATATCAAATGCAAGGCCAGCAAAAGGCCAATAAAGCACCGAATGAAGATGATTTTGATGATGATCGAGATTATCGGGCTGCTAAAAATGCGTTTGATGATGATCGGATTGCGGAAATTGCAGGAAAAAAAGCGCGTGAGATAGTTGAGAATAATCAACGGCAAGCAAACCAGGCAAGTCAAGTTAGGCAGCAAGAAGATACCATCGGCAATCATTATAAACGCGCCGATGCTCTGAATGTTAAAAACTACGACGAGCTTGAAGGCAATGCAATGTCTATTTTGGGTAACGAGTTTGTCCAGACAATCATTGATAATACGGATAATTCAGAGTTGCTATTAGCATCGATTGGAGCTAATCCGAAGCGCGCCAATGAAATATTAGCACTATCTAAAACAAGTCCAGCGAAGGCTTTCGCTCAAGCGGTATCATTTCCGATTAATAAAAATCTGGCTGGTGCTACACTCAGAAATACACCGAGTCCTGAAACTAAACTCAAACCAGGCGAATCTACTCAATTAAATGGGTGGGCGCTGAAGCTTGATAAAGCAAGGGATCAAGCGGCTGTAAGTGGCGACTTTTCGTATATCGCGAAAGTCAAACAAGCCGCTAGAGACGCCGGTGTGACTTTATAGGTATTTATAATCATGGCTAATGCATTTAGCAAAGAAGAAGTAGTTTTATTCGAAGATATTGTAGCCGGTTTTGGCCCGAACAATATTACAGCGGGTCAGGTTAGTAAGTTTAAACCGCCCTCAACAGTGTTCGAGCGGTCTGCTTTGACTGTCCATCGTACAATGCCGTACATCACCAAAGGAACTGAAGGTTTGGTATTGGCGTCCGGTGCTTTCGCAGATCGAACTCAATTAACTGTACCATCAACATTGAACGCTAATGACAGCGCGCCTTCACATATACGGAATATCCCGTTTAAGATGAATGCTGTTGAATTGAATGATCCATTGCAGCGTGAACGAATCAAAACCTCCGCAATCCAGCAGTTATCAGCCACGGCTGACAGTGTTGTGGCTAATGAGGTGGCAAAGCGCGGTTCATTGTTTATTAAAAACGGTGGAGCTATTACAACTTACGCTCACGTGGCTCGTGCAGAGGAATTAATGTCTATTCGTGACGTTCCTATTATGTCGGCCCGCACCTTGATTATGAATCCAACTGATTACAATTCAGTCGCGGGTAACTTGGCTGATCGTGACGCGCCACTTGCTGGTACATCGTTAACGGCTTATGAGCGGTCAAAGATTCCGACTGTTGCCACATTTGATTCGTTTAAGGCTAATTTCATGCCTACTCAGGCGGCTCAAACGGGTACTGGTTGGTTAGTTAATGGCGCGAATCAAGATCATGACCCTGCTGCTACGGACGCGAACGGTAATAACGTCGATAACCGGACTCAAAACCTGACAATTGATACAGGATCAGGAACGATTGCTGAGGGTGATGCGTTTACAATCGCGGGTGTTTTCGCTGTTGGAATGATTCATAAGAACGTTACCGCCGAGCTTCAGACTTTTCGTGTTGTTTCTCGGACATCGGCTACGGTTATCGTGATCACTCCAGCTATTGTTGCCGCTACTGGTGGCGGTGGTGCTCAGGCTAACATCGACTACGCTAATGTTGATGCGGCTCCGGCTGATAACGCGGCTATAACCTTCTTGAACACCACCGCAGCGCAACCAAGCAATATCTTTTTCGTGAATGAAGCGGTTGAGATTGTGCATGGTTCGCTGGCTACAATGGAGCTTGATGGTTCTGCCGGTGTTGCTTCAATGAGGGCTACAACTGACAGCGGTATTGAATTGCTGTTTGCTAAATCTTCTGAGGTACTTGGATTGTCAACCTCGTATCGTATGACGATGTGGATGACAGCCAATGTTCTCTGTCCTGAGATGTGCGGTAACTTAGTTAAGTAGTCAAAGTAAGTCTATAGGACTGCTCAATTGTGAGCAGTCCTATTTAGAGGTTATATGAAAACACCAACAATGATTTATGCGCCGATCGATGATAAATTAATCGAGGCAGGTGTAACCACGCAAACAAAAGATTATATTTATAAAGTTATCGATGCTAGTGAAGCCGGTAACTGTAGTGGGTGGTATGGCAGCCCGGCACTTATCCCTAAAAAAGCGGATGAAAAATCAGACAAAGATAATTTACAAATCAGGGCCGATGTATTTAACGTTGATCTTGATATGCGTCGAGGTATATCCAAACTAACCGCGCAGGTTGAAGCATTAGAGGCGAAATAAATGTCAACGGGAACCGATATAGTTCAAAGAGCGTTACAAAAGATCGGCGCTCACACGGCATTAAAGCCTGCTAACCCAACATCATTAGAGAATGGTCGTAAGGTTTTAAACTCTTATATCGCCCAACTGCAAGACAATGATATTGATTTCGGCGCGGTTCCCTTGAATGCTATCGGCGATGAATTATCAGAACCGATGGGGTGTTCAAACGCTATCGCTGACAATCTCGCTATATTGCTAGAGCCTGACCATGTAGGCGCTCAGATATCACAACAACTACGGCTTAATGCTTTACGCGGTGAAAGCTGGATTAAAACCACTTACCAACTTGTCGAAATGCCTAAAGCGGTAACTCGGAACACATTGCCACGAGGTTCCGGTAATTTCAGGCGTCGAGGTCGAGTATTTTTTGGTACTGGTGAAACCATTGGTTGAAGTCGCGCTACCATTAGGACTTGAAGGCACTGAAGAACTGCCGTTCACGCGGAAAGCGTTAAGAAATTGCTGGAACGCGTCCGGTAAAATTATTCAGCGACCTGGATTAAGTTTAATCGGCACGAATGCCAGTGTTGCACGTGGCTCATTTGAGTGGAATGGCTCGTTATATGCGGTTGTATCGCAGTCGTTAATCAAAATCACAAACTTACTAACAGGCGCATATAGCACAATTGGTGTTATATCAGGCAATACCGACATCGTGACAGCGAATGGTTTTAATACTGCGGTTATTGTAGTTAAAGGAGGTGATCTCTATACGCTCGACAAGTCTGATTCACTCGTATCTATATCAGCAAACTCTAATATAGTCCCTTGTAATTCAGTTACCCATATTAACGGCAGGTTCGTTTACGTTCCATCAGACGGGAGTGTTGCTTTCTTCTCTGATGTAGGTGCGGCCGGGACGGTTCAGTCATTGTCATTTTTCGACGCCGAGCAATTACCCGATAACAATACAGTTACTTTCCAGCTTAACAATCTTCTTTATATAGCGGGAACAGATTCAATTCAATCGTACATTGATCGAGGGTTGTCGCCGGTTCCATTTATACCGCAAACTGGTCGAATTGATAATGGTATTATCGGCGGTGTAGTTGAGATTCAAGGATCAGTTATATTTATAGGGCGAGAGAAAGGGCAGGATTTAGGTATTTATGCGCTACAGCCTGGAGTGGCCCCTAAAATATCAAACGAATACATTGATAACATCCTTGCAACCTATACTGAAGCTCAATTAGCGCAAGTAGTTGCCGGCCGTTATAAATGGCGCGGGTACGATATTATTTATTTTATATTGGCCAATCACTCATTCGGGTTTTACCAGGGTAATTGGCATGGTTTAGACACTATGATAAACGGTGTTAATGTGCCTTGGCAGATAGGTCATGTGCAAGAATTTGGGTTGAAATATTATTCATTCTTTAATGATAAATTTAGTATATTAGCAAACGTTAATACAGACTCAGGAAACCCGTTTATTCGAATAATTGATGGTGGTATGGAGGAGGGTGGATCATTTAACGCTCAATCGCTTCAGTATCATATATCTCAAGGCTATAACGCCTCGGTTGGGTCGGTTTTTCTGCGGATGTCTGATGACAATGTTTTGTACGGCCCGACTGTTGCGGCTAATACGGGCGCGATTGGCAATTATGGCGTTGAACTTGACTGGAACTACCCTGGTGGGCTTGGTTTATATGACAGGTTTATGGGTTATCGATTGCAAACCGGTGAAGATATAAACTTCTCTGGCACTAAATTATTCATTGAAACAAGATGAGCAATAATCCAATTAGAGATACACCGGTAATTGGTCAAAAAGTTGTTACCGAGGGATTATTCAGTAATCAGGTACAGGAATTACTTGAATCTATTGAATCAATAATCAATACAGGCAAGATGAACGAATATACAGTTTTAACGGTTCCTGATGCGGCTAAATGTATCTCGTGCAGTATAATCGTAACAAATGAATCGGGTGGTCTAACTATGGCCTTTTCAGACGGTACAAATTGGCGTCGGTGTCAAGACCGCGCAGTAATATCATGAGGATAGTATAATGGGCATGGGCATGGGTGGCGGTAGAGACGGGGGTCAACAAGGCCCGTCTGATGGTTTTGGTGGCGGTGGCGGTGGTAATGGCCAAGGCGGCGGAGCTTATGAGATTGATGGTTTGATGAATCAATTAATAGCGCAACTAACTGGCCAACCAAAAAAACCAAATGTATTTGAGCAGGCTGGAGCATTGCAGTCTACAGCGGCAACCGGCGCTGGCGAGGCTCAGAACGCTGGATTACAGCGAGCAATGAAATTAATTCAGAGCTTAATGGGCGGCCAGTCTGGTACTGATAACTTCGGCTCTCGATTAGACAGTGTCATTGGTGGTGGCGCCTTTAACGGCCTCGTAGATGAACGATCAAGGGCAATGCAAGGCCAACTATC